GGTCCAGCACATGAAGCTAGACTGCATGGCCATTGGACTATGACGGCCTCTGTAGACATCCCGCATAATCACAAACTCATGTCCACGCGCTTTCTCCAGCATCTCGGTACAGTCTCCGACCAGAATAGTGTCCAAGTCCAGATAGACGGCTGCATCTAGCTTAAATAACTCTATCTTGGACCACCACCCGTCCCAGCCTCCGGTTAACGGTATCGTGTCACAATCCAGCGTCAGGTCCGTCAAGCACACAAACCTCTCGCCTGGCATATACTTGTTGCACATCTTCTGAAGTGCATAGACGTGTGACTCGTTAAAGTCACCGCCAGACTTCAGTACACAAGCAATCAAGCTGAGAATATACCTATAGCCATAACGGTTGCACCTGCGCCTGTTGTTATCTTCCACGGTCCGGTTGCAGATATTGCACCGACTTCAATCGAATAAACACCCAGCACGTTACTTGCGGATGCCGTCAGTAGGACAATCGAAGTGCTGCCGTCTATCAGTGTCACGCCTGATGATGCCGCTGTGACTACTGATATAATTAGCCTGTGTACATAATCACCCGTTGCGCCTGTGCCGCCCAGCACTTGTGCTGTCTGGCTGGCTGCTACGGTTTCGTATTGATATCGGTACGGGTTTTCTACTCCACTCATAATCGTGTGCTCCTGTTTGGTTTGTAGGATGACCAAATATCGTTAAGTGTAGCCTGATTCTGGTCACCCACATAGAGTTGTTTATCAGGGTCAGGTCGTGCAATCTTCGGCTCTTCGCGCCATGCAATCGCCAGCATACGGAAAGCATCTGCCGGGTGGCTGGTCCAATCGTGCCTGGGTGACTGCCGAAATGTCTTCTTGTCCTCGTCATATTCCCGCTGGTATTGACGTAATGCCTCCACGCCTTCCCTGCAATGTTCCACATGAAACCATACTCTTGGCAGCATCATGCGGACAGCTTGGATACCGTCCTGAATTGATAGGTTAGGCACAATGCCCAGGTTATTGATGCCCAGATGCGTAGCCAGTTGCTCGATAATTGACTTACCACCGGATGCCAGTGTCTTGGCTCGTGCGTCATGCGGTAACTGATGTTTGCCGTATTTATACGGCTTGCCCTTGATGACGGCCACTATATCCTCAATGCTCGCGCCTGAGACTGCGTAGCAATCGATGACGTGCACCTCAGACTTAATAACTTGATAAAACCATATTGCCGTATCGTCCTTGTACCCTAAATCCCAAGCTGTATGCACCGGCAATGCCTCCTGCCAGTCAACTTTACAGATACGTCCATCGTCCTGTGCTTGGCGTAGCTCGTCACCGTAGTACGCGCCTATCAGACTGGCCTCGAAGCTACATTCGTACTCCTGCTCGTATTGGTCCTTAGATAATTGCTTCTTGGCTGCCTGTAGCTCGCTCTCAGCCAATAACCCTGACTTGCTGGCTGGTAACACTAGCAAGTACCAGTCAGGGTCTGTTTCAGCGTTACGCTTAATCTCCCAGAATTGGTTTTTGCCCTTTGGTGTACCGCCGAATACTGCCCATCCTAATGTACTGGACAGGGTAGGCCGGATGACGCTGCCAAACACGCTCGGTTTGAAATCTCCGTACTCGTCCATGTAACATCCATCAAAGCCCAAGCCTCTTATAGCATCAGCGTTATCAGCACCGAATAAGCGTATTTTGCTGCCGTTAACCAGCTCAACAGTCAGCTCTGACTCGTTGGTTTGTTTGGCTGTTGTCCCGCAATAGTGTTTCAGGTAGTCCCAGACAATCGCTTTGGCTTGGCTGCGGTAGGGTGATATGTAGGCGTAATTGCCTTTTTTTTGCAATGCCTTCATCAAAAGATGGTTTGTTGCCGCAACTGTCTTACCTGCTCTTCTGTGTGCGGTCAGGCAGGACCAGCGTTTAGTTTGGTTATGAAACTCTTTGAACGCGCCTCGCGGCGTATAGGGTATTGTGTGAATCACTCACCCTGCCACCGGAATATGTGCTCGATTGCGCCAGTGTTTTCTGATCGCTCCACATGGATGCCGCTTGCCTTGCCACGCGCCACCTCAGCAGTGATTGCAGCACCGTACTGCTTTCCCTTAGCCGCCATCTCACGCAGACTTAAAAGGTCGTTTAAATGCGTTTCAAGCGTCATTTGGGACTTCTTTGCAACTGGCTTGCGTAACTCATCAACCCTTGCTGATATGTTGCTGTCAGCCATCAAGCGACTTGCTGCTTGGTTTACCGTCTTAGGTTTTGTCTTAGCACCTACGTTAAATGCTGCTCGGTAAGCATCGGACTGGTTTACGCCAGTAACAATTGCCTGTGCAAATGCCTCTTGTTTCGGTGTCAGCTTCATGCAAACATTCTTTGTTGTCTTTGTGCCTGGTCTATTCGCTCACACGCTATATCAAAGTATTTCGGCTCTATCTCGATACCGATAAACTTCCTGCCTAGATTCATACAAGCTACTCCGGTAGTGCCAGAACCCATGAAAGGGTCGAGGATTGTTTCTCCGCTTGTTTGGTTGATAGCCCACTCCATCACGCCAATGGGCTTCTGTGTCGGGTGGTCACCTCTCTTTTCTTTATTAGCCCTTAACATTCCGTTCCACATATAGCGTTTAAGCCTGACCGCCTTACTTAAATTAGTCCATGCCAGTTCAGCGTCAGCAAAGTCAGTAGCACCGTTTTCCTTGTCCCAAACTAGCCAACACGAGCTTGGCGGCAAATGGTAGTAATTTCCGCCAAATATCACCGCTTGCTCGGCTTTAGTAATAGCGAGAGCAACGGCCTCATCTGCTGTGTGGTCATCCCACGAATCAACGCCATAATCTTTAGCTATTGCGAGTTTTCCTCTGCTGGCGTTTTTTCCTGCTGCCTCGCCTATCCCGTATGGCGGATCAGTCACCACCGCATCAACCTTGTCCAGTGTCGGCAATATCTCAAGGCAGTCACCAAGATACAGTGTAGCGTTGCCGATGACTTCTTTCCTGTGGCTGGTTGACACTACATATCCTTCATTGAATCGCTAATCATGTCCCTGCGCGTCTTCTTTACAGGCTTTGCAGTCTTGGCTGATTCCTTAAAGTCCTTTGCAGTCGGTGCGCCTGGGCTGCCAACCTTGTTCATCTTCTCGCCTGATCCTGCTTTTATCCTTTGTCGCTTTGCATTGATATTTGCGTACAATCCGTTTTCATGAACCACAATTCCACCTCCGCATAGATGCTTTTGCTCTGTCTGAATTCTTGCTGTTTCTTACCACGCCGCCCATCCTAGCGCAGAAACTTGCCTTCCTGCCCTTGTCTGCGTCACTCTTAGGATTCGGTGCTGGCGGCTTTAGGTTGCTGTCGTTTGCCCGGTTGTATGCAGCTCTGCCAGCTGCCGTCATACCCGCGCCTTCCTCGGTCGATAGGTAGTGTCTACCCTTACCGACAGTGGTTTTAGGGACGTAATTCTTCAGTGCTTCTGACATCTTGCTCATAGTCTGCCCGCATAAAGTCAACTGGTGTCACATCGCCGTTGGTAACTTTTAAAATTTTACTGAGTACATTTCGTCTTGGGAAAGTGCTGCCCTCAATCCATTTATACACTGCTTGCTTGGTCACGGACAGGCTTTCTGCAAACCTTGCCACTCGAATCTCGTTTATTTTTAAATATGTCTTGAGCTTCATATCACAATATCACCGTGTTGTCTGTTTCCGTTTAAAATTGACTGCACCCGTTTTTCTGTCAGCCTGTGCGCCCTAATGACTGTCCGCGCAGGTAATGTCTGCACCGCTTCTTCCAGACTTTCAACCAATGCGTGAATTATACCACTGTCAACAACAGATATACTATTTTTTCCGCTTTCAAATGCTTGCCTGATTACGTCTTTTGCTTGCTGAATAGTCTTTTCCTTGTCCTCCAGGACGTCCATGTCCTCTACCAATGTAGTCAAAAGATTGATTACATCTGCCAGCGTCCGCCAGTTTTCAATATCTGGCTCGGCTGTGATAGCGTCCAGTGCCTCGTATATTCTGGTTAAGAAATAGGTCTGTTTCTCGACTGGAAACGGGCTGACTGGGTTGGCCAGTAACTCGTCAAAGTGCGTGTATGTCAGGCTGTACTTCATTCAAGCCTAAAACGGTATCTCGTCATCTACAAACGCCGCAGTCTGTGGCATTGCGACTCTTGCCACTGCTGCTGGCTGTCCTTCGCCGCGTACACCATCAGTCCACTCGGATACCGAAAGTGACAGAAACGTCTTGCCGGTGCTGGATGTTTTCTCCCAGGCGGATAGGCTCATTTTTACCGTACCAAAATGAATATTGCCCTTGTAAGTCGGGTGTTTGTCTGATTTCTTTGCGTCATTTGCAAACAGTACGCCGCGATTGGTGTTGTCGTATTCCATTAAATTACCCTCAGTTTATTGTTTTTTGTGATTTTCTTCTATATACGTCAGCTAAATCTTCATCTGTTATCGGCATAGACAGGTTTTCTATCGTTGTCCCTGCTCGGTCCATGTCCTCCTGCGTAATCTTGTGGAATCGGTCACCCTCTGCCACGTTTATTTTGACTATCGCGCCTATTCCGTTGGACATCACGTCATACAGCATTGTGATGTTTGCCTGATTACAGGATTCCAACATTTCTTTGATTGTCCGCATAATTTTCCTCACAGCTTTAAGTGCCATATTTCGACACAGTGGTTAAAAATCAATTCGGCCTTGTTTAAATCCAACTGTAAATGCTCCTGAAAATCACACCGCCCGTCCTCCAGCGAGATAAATACATTGGCACACCGGGCGTTAGGTTTATCCAGTCCCATGCGATAGGCTGCCAGTTGTAATCTGTGGTCATCGTATGCCATCTTGCCGGGTTTAAATTTGCTGGCTTCTTGCTTGGTTTTAAAATCAATCACCCAGTGGTCGCTTATCAGGTCGGCTTGCCCTGCATAGGACGGCTTGCAGAATGACACCTCAGACTTGAAATGGTCGGCCTTAAAACCAGTAAATTCCTCAATAACTGCAAATGTGTTATCCGCGCACATTCTTTCGTGTGGGTTGTCCGGGAATATACCCGCTTGGTAGTCTGATAATATCTTGTGGAAGTCGGTCCCGGCTCTGGGTGCAGCGTCTAGACTTAACTCTGTTAATCTTTTGACTTCTGTCAGGTAATCATCGTAATTGTCAATTTTACACGCAAACGCTTGCTCTAGATGTTTATCGACTTTCCAGCTAACCAGTGCTGGCTTGTCTAAGATGCCAAGTATTGTTGTAACAGACGGCGCGACTAACTTGCCCTCTGCCAGCCATTTTCTAAAGTCTGACACATAGGTTGGCCGTAGATTACCATTCTTGGCCTGAACTAAGTGCCTGGGCTGTATGCCTTCCGGCGTTTTCTCATAAACGTGCATTATTTTGCTCCCTTTAGTTGTTTAATCTTTTCTCTGGTCATCTCGTGCAATTCAGGCCAGACCATCTTTTTCAATTCATCGGCCATATCGGTCCAGCTTTCCAGTGTTTTTGCATCATTACTGGTTGAGGCTGCTGCATCCAGCATTGACACTGCTGCCTGAATTATCTGCTT